AACAAGCTGCATTAAACCACCACCAGTCATTTGAGTTTATAACCTTTCTCTAGAAATAATTTTTAAAGGGTGGCTTTTTTTTAACGAAGCCGGGGTGTTTGTCCATTTTAAGCTGAATTTTAGACCATTTTACAGAGTTTGCCGGGGACTTCTTTTTTTAAGAAGCAGCCGCGTACTTCTTTAATACCTAAACAATCTTCTCAACCCTTTGTAGAAAGTATGGCATCACACGATGCGTTTTTTAAAATTCGTCCTACCAAACGTAGCAACCCTGAAGCTAGAACAACACTTGATTCACTTCATCGTGTACGTATTCAAAATATACAAGAAAGAGAAAACGAACTTGATAGGATTAATACTGAAATTTCGGAAATAAAAAAAAGACTACGTGAAACTACAGATGAGATTGAATATGAATCATTAGAAAAAAAAATACGGGGCTTGGAGAAAGAACTTTTTACACGCAAGGGTGGAAATGAAATGTATGATTATTTTTTAAATACGGGTGATATTTTGTATGGATATTATGAAATACAGGAAAAGATTCAAAAAGGAGAAGAGCCATCTGTAAAACGGGCAGGCGTAAAATCAAAACCTGGCTCTATTTTAGCAGCGCTTGAATCTGCTGCAGCCAATGAAACGTCTGATGTAATAGTTGTACCTGTTACAACTGTTCGTGGGCAGCAACATCGTGATAAACTTCTCGAACAGTATTTATTAAAAGTACATCCTGAACACGCACGTGGAACAAATGAAATCGAAAATGACCCATATGGAGAATGTGAACAATGTAATAAAGAAATGATTTTTAGTGCCAATGAAGCTGTATTCACTTGCACTCAATGTGGATATCAAGAGTTTGTTTTAGTCGATTCAGATAAGCCAAGTTATAAGGATCCTCCTAGGGAAGTTAGTTATTATGCTTATAAACGTATTAATCATTTTAATGAATGGTTGGCGCAGTTTCAGGCCAAAGAAAGTACTGAAATTCCTCAAGAAGTATATGAATCTATTTGCGCAGAACTTAAAAAAGAACGTATTCTGGATTATCGTACATTGTCTAGACAGAAAGTCCGCGAGATTTTGAAGAAGCTCAAGTACAATAAATATTATGAACACGTGCCGCATATTATTAATCGCTTAAATGGCCAGAATGCGCCTGTAATGAGTCGCGAGATTGAGGAGAAGTTGAGATATATGTTTAAAGAAATTCAGCCGGCATTTCAAAAACATTGCCCAAAAGATAGGAGTAATTTCTTATCATATTCATATGTTCTTTATAAATTCTGTGAGTTACTTGAGTTAGATGAATATTTATCTTCATTTCCACTCTTAAAAAATCGCGATAAACTTTATGTACAAGATAAAATCTGGGAGAAAATCTGTGAAGATTTGGCTTGGCAGTTCATTCGGTCTGTATGAAATAAGCGATGCCACATAAAGCTGTTGCGCAAAGGCAATCTAGATGTATTTACTACGCGAAGGTAGCGCCTCAAGTGATGAGCCGCTATTTTTACGTCTTCCCAAGCCCCCTGCTGATTATAAAGAGCAGCAGCTTGTATTATTTCCAGAAATATCTGTTGCGAAATGGTTTTATGAGTCAGGAATTGCCGAGCGGTCACTTATTAACTGGGTCACGGAAACATTTATTTCACCTGATAAGGTCTTTGTAGATATTGGCGCACACGTTGGGACGTATGCGTGGACCTGCGGCAAGAAAGCAGAACACACGTATGCATTTGAGTGTAGTCCGAAGACATTTTGTTATTTAGCGGCAAATGTAGCTTTACAGGGTCTTGAAGATCGTATAACAGTGTATCCATTTGCGTTAAGTTCGGTGGAAGGAAAAGGGGTATATTATATTCGTTCAAAAGATGGAGGTGGAAATGGTATAAGATTACTTTCGGAAGCAGATAAGACACGGGAGACTATGTCAGTAATGGAAAAAACTCTGGATTCATTTAAACTCAGAAATATAGGGTTTATCAAGATTGATGTGGAAGGAGTTGAACTGGAAGTTCTTAAAGGAGCTGAGGAAACATTAAGAAGAAATGGATATCCCAAGATTCTTTTTGAGTGCTGGGGAGAGTGGATGGAGACTGAGGGGGTCGATGCAAAGAAGTTGAAAGCTGATCTATTCTCTTACCTGGAAGAGATCGGCTATTCTATTGAACCCATTCAAGGGTATCCTGATATGTTTTTAGCAGAGTATAAAATGGTTCGCTTGTCATAAAAGCCTATATTGGCGCTAATTTCATCGTCTTACAGACGGGCACCTGGAAAGCCCACGAGATTTGCACCAATACCGAACCCTGCGCCTTGACGTGCGGTTGCGCCAATACTAGGGCTCACGACATCTAAGATAGCAAAGACTGCCGCGGCAACCACACCAAGTGTCATAATTTCATCCCAAGGAAGCCTATGACGGGGAACAAAAATCGCGGCAACAGCGACAAACAGACCCTCCACTAAATATTTAATGGCACGATTGACTATCTCAGATGTAGAGTTCATAGCTTCTATATTTCATAAATAGATTTTCTTTTTACAACTCTCGTATATTTCCGTTTAAAGGGACTACGTTATATTAATCCATAATGTCTACGCCTGAGCACGAAGATTTTCTTGAGGAGGACGTAGAAATCCCTGGTCAGAAGTTTTGTCTTTTAAGTTTCTTAAGTCCGGAGAAGGTTCTTGCAAACAAAGATGTTTATATGTTCGGCCAGTTTGTTAAGTCCTACGAGTTTCAAAGCCGAACTAAGAATCTTGAGACATATCTAATGAAGACTGCAAATGAAGTTAATGAAAAGCTTGAAGCGGAGGCAAATGCGCTAGATGCAAAAGATCTTAGTGGTGCCGCTAATACTTGCCGTAATTCAAAATTACGCGTTGACAAGCTTATGGATGATTTTCATCAATTTGTAAAGAAGAATGAGCGTGAGTTGAAAGAGTCAAAGCTCAAAGAAGCATATGATGACTATCTCTTTACAAACAAGGCAAAACTGGAGGATGAGTTTTATGCCAAGAATGAGTTCCGGACGACTATGCGAGGTCTCAAAGTACGCGGAGTCTACGCTTCTCAAGCAGAAGCTGTGGCGCGTTCAAAGAAGCTTCAACGTCAAGATACTCTTCATAATATCTTTGTAGGTGAAGTTGGGAAGTGGTTACCTTGGGACCCGGAGCCCGCAGAAGTGTCGGAGCAAGAGTATGCTGAAGAACAGTTAAATACGTTGATGAAGAAATACAAGGAGAATGAGGAGGCGCGTGAATTATTTCAACGTGAACAGCGTGGTCGTGTAAATTCTAAGAAGCCTACGGTAGGTTCAGATGAGACTGTAGTTACCGAAGCATCCTTTTCCGATATGTTCGGTTCTACGGGTCCTGCGGATCTTGCAATGGCACGAAAGTTGGAATCAAAGGATCTTTCAGGAAATCTCGCGTAAAAATAGATGTGCCCCCTTGTGTTTACTCATGTGCTGAGTGCTCTTTTGATGATCTATGCATTATATATTGGCATTACATGCTATGCGAAATTATGTCGTCTTGAAGTGTATAATATGCTTGTATTAGTTCTTCTAGCTTCTATTGTTCTTGGTGTTCACGGTATTTCTCATATAGAAATGAAAAAAACATATGGATATACTATGTTATTGTAAAGAATTTCCAAACAAAATCAATTAAGAAAACTCTTTTAAAGAGCTTTCTTAAATGTTGATTAACTAATCTTTATTGGACTTTGACTTTGACTTTGACATTGACCTTTTTGTATTTTTTCCAAACAATTTTCCAGCATTTCTAAGTTTTTGAAGTGCTTGCTGAAATTGTGATGTTTTATTAGTCCATTTATTATTATTATCTCCTCCACGTTGGAGTTTTCTTTTACGACGAGTCTGTCTAGCTTTCATCTATTACTTTTCAGGAAAATAGTTATTTGTGATAGGTGCCATTACAGGGCGGCAGATATTTTCCTGACAGAATTCACCTTCTTTACATAATACACCTTTACAATCTCCCTTTCGTGAATCAACACCTCCCATTGCTTGGAAACCCTCAGGAAATGAACGCGCAAATGTACGACGAATCATTGGTAAAAATGCCACAGCTGCAAGAAGAACTAATACGAGTCCAAAAAGAGAATATCCTCTGTTAACTTTCATTTCTATTGTAGGGGGCGCATTTTAAGGGACTACCGGAAGAGGATTTCTATCGTGTAGTTCAGGTATATCAGATATTTGGCAAAATCCATTCATACAGCGTTTCGGAAATGGACACGGTTCTAAATCCGTTCCACACCGTTGAGGTTGTCCATAGACTTGAAATCCTTCGCTGGCTAAATAGGGATTAATACGAAGAAAACGATCTGCGACAAGCAGAAAGATAGCTAGGGCAGCAATAAGGCCTACTGAATATAGGTCAACCTTCATCTACCGTGTTATCTAGAAGATAAATAACACTTTTTTGATATGAATATTAGTTCTTTTTCTGCACGTTGAGCAAAGGTCCTTTTAGTCTACGCGCATTCATTGGATCAAAGGCATTATCCTCCTCCTCTTGTTTATCTCTAAAGTAGTTTGCAGAATGTTGCCAGAATTCCGCCGCTCCAATACGAAAATCAGGATGTAAATCAGCCTTGTACCAGAAAATACAATCTTCCAGCTTTGCTGATTGACTTGTATTGTCCACCACAAGACACTCATAGTTCTGCGTACATTGGTCCATAATCTGACAAAAAAACTCAAAGCTCGGGAATGCACTCGCATAGTTCTCAAAAATACGTTTGCGATTATTTGCATAAGGTTCGCGTAAAATAAACACAAAGTCGACATTTGTACGTAGAGCTGGTTGAATACCCAAGGGATATTGCATCGTTATAATAAAAAATACCTTTAACCAACGGCCGTTCATAAACAGATACCGAATATTCTTATCGTGTGTCCAACTATCATCATACATACAATCATCCAGAATCATAAAAGATCGTGGATCAAGACGAGATTTCCCACCTCCTTGTTGTTCACGTTGAATACGTCCCATAATCATTTTTTGCCGTTTCACAAAGTTGGCTAGAATCATTGGTGAAAACTCGCCATGAATAAACAGCGGCGGAATCATTTTTCCATAAAACGAGTTAGATTCTTCTGTACCACTTATAACAGTGCCAAGCGGCATTTCTTGATGGTGAAACAAGAGATCGCGTACAAGAGTTGATTTACCAGTACGACGACGCCCAATAAAAATCACCACAGCATCTTGAGGGATTTTTCGCATATCAAACTTCTTCAATGATACATTTACTGCCCCCGCCATTTACAACTGCTTATACAAATACTTTTTTTACCTGCGTCAAGCCGCAAACTAAAGCCTCTTTCTTCTGGTAAGAATGGATAACAATCTCCGGGGTATGAATTTACCCACCCCACGTTTCCGGTTAGCCCCACTTCCTAAAGAGCTAACTGAAGTAAGAGGCTTTAATTCTCTTCAAACATTTTTTCCAACACTTACCAAACTTTATCGCATCAATAAACATCAAGCAAATGATGTATGGTTTGATTCTAAATGGCAAATCAATGGTATTGATATTTCAGGAACATCAGGCCCCTGTTCTTTAAATTTACTTCTAAACAAAGATTGTTCTGGTACAAATATTAGGAAACAACATCCTGCTTATTTGAAAGTAACTCATCTTTTGGACCCTGTGCGTTGGATGAAGGGAAAATATAGTCTTCCAAAACAAAATGGTCTTCCGTGGCATAATAAAACCTGGACACACGCTTGGACGAAGTTACAAGATCCGTGTAACCAGGCATATGTAGAGGCAGTCGCATCGTATGCATTGGGCCGTCTTCGCGATGAAGGAATATCCCCGCATTTTAACGAGTTCTATGGAGCATTTTGTGCTAGAGCCGATATTTATAGATTTAATATGACGGAGGAGTTTGGCAGCTTTCGGAATGCTCGTTGGTTCTGGAATGGTCAGAAAAAAGGACTTTATAAAATGCATATTATCGATTTATCTGGTGGAAAAGATAATACAGAAAATGATTTTTTGAAAGAACCTTCTATTCTTAATTCCGATGATGAATCTGGTTCACAAGATACAGTGGAAAGTGTTGTTGAAAAAGACGACGACGATGTTGAAATTATAGATGAAGAGATTATAATTCAAGATATAGATTCGCTTCATTCTGATGAAATGTCCGAGGTATCCTTTGCAAACGATTTTGAAACTTCTTCTCAAGAAAGTTTACCCTTTGAAGAGTTATATAAAATATATTCTGAACTAAATGATTTTCCTGTAATGCTTATTGCGATTGAACGCAATAGTGGAACAATGGATGAACTTTTAGATAATATAAATGAGATTGGCGCGAATCCTGGAACTCCTGAATGGGAAACACGTTGGTCTGCTTGGCTCTTTCAAGTTATTGCAGGGCTTATTGTAGCTCAGAAGATATTTGGATTTACACATAATGATCTCCATACAAATAATATTGTATGGACGCCTACAAAAGAAGAATATATGTATTATACTCTGACATCTGGTGCCACATTTAAAGTCCCCACATTTGGTAAATTATTTCGTATTATTGATTTTGGTCGTGCCATTTTTAGTATTAATCAAAAACAATATATCAGTGATGATTTCTGTGAAGGAAATGATGCGGATGGTCAATATTCGTTTGATTCTATTAATTCAAATTCGTTAGTAAAGATTCATCCAAATCCATCATTTGATTTATCACGTCTTGCAGTAAGTTTATTTCAATCTCTTTTTCCTGAACCGCCTGAAGATTTAGAAAATGGTGTTGTACTCAGCTGCGAGGATGGTATTACAATTAATGAAACGGTGTCACCTCTTTTTAATTGTGTTTGGACTTGGATGCTTGATGATGATGGTTTAAATGTTCTTATAAATTCAGATGGTTCTGAGCGTTTTCCCGATTTTGATTTATATAAACATATCGCAGCATATGTACACGGAGCAGTACCATCACAACAACTAAAACATCCTGCTTTTGATCGATTTCAAGTAAATCCATCAGAAGTTGGTGATGTTAAAAAATGGCAGTTATTTGTTTGAATATGAATAGAATGACTGTACATAAGTATAATTCTACGGCGAAGGGTGTAATGGAGTGGGCAAATGCGGAGTTAGAACATGTGGGTCGTATTGCGGGAGTAGAAGATAAGGATATACAGTATAGCTATGCACTATCTACTGTAAACGGTATGGCGCATCTCCGGAATGCGCTATTTGAGCTTGTTGGAGATTCGGATTATTCCAATCATAAGAAAGATCTTCTTAAGACTCATAATACCGTTATTCGTGTTATGAAACATCTCATCAAGGAATATAATATCAAACTTGATATCATCAAGCAGTTCAATGTGCGTCATGTTCTTGGAAGTATGTCATATCTTAAGAAGGGTACGCGCAAGAATAAGAAATAATCAAAATCGCGGAACACCTACTTTTACTTCCTGTTCTTCTACTATTGCCTCAACTATCTCCGTTTTTTGACTAGAAAACAGAGCTAGAGGAACAAGTCCCATAACAAACTCTACAATACTTGTGGATGACTCAGGAAGAAGTTGCATAATCATTGCGACCATTACAGCCCCAATAATGAAATCGCGACCGAGCGTTTTTGCTGTTGGAGCTTTTTCTTCAATAAATTGCGTACTTGCAGCTCCAAGTGATGAAATAATAACTCCGCCTAATACCATTCCAGTGACCAAGGGAGTTTGTGACATTCTGGGCGTCAGATAGGAAAAAAAGAGAGTTCCTCTCACGCGTTTAAGCTAACTCTTCAAAGTCCATTTGAAGAATTTCATTTGATTTTTCTAAATCTTCAAACCCATCTAAGGGTTCCGGGGAACCTTCAAGAATCTTAATTTCTTCTTCGGGTGGTTCAAATAAATCTTCTGTTTCTTTTATTATCTCTAAAGGTGTTGTTTGAAGTCCTGTGAATTGTATTTCTTCTGGCTTTTCCTTGGGTTTCTCCTCGGGCTTTTCCTCGGGTTTCTCCTCGGGCTTTTCCTCAACCTTTTCCTCGGGTTTCCCCTTAGGCTTTTCCTCAGGTTCCTCAACCTTTTCCTCAGGTTCCTCAAGCTTTTCCTTTTCCTCTTCCTCATCATCATCATCTTCTTTCAAGTATTCGCGAAGAATGTTTTTTACAGGTAACATACTACGAATTGCGTGTTGAATCCCATCGTGTAGTATAGTTTCAATCTGACGAAGATTTTTCTGACGCTCAATAGAAGGAGCCGCTGTAGAAAATAGATATGTACTACTCCAAATAAGGCGAGAACATTCTGTAAGAGTTCTATGAAGAAAATGTTCTAATCTAGGAATTGTAATCTGTAGTTTCTTTTGTTTGCTTGTAAGACGAATAGCAGAAAGAACTTTTGTATGGGCAATAAATACTGCTGTGAGAAGTTCTTCTAAATAATCACAGTGTGTCGCGGTAGTAAGAGCACTTGTTTCACGTTGAACTTTATCCACATTCCAGTCGGATACTTCTTCTAACAGCTTTTGAAACATAAGCAGGATTTTGTTAGAATTTGCCTCTTTTTGTTTAGCATCATCAAGCATATCAAGAAAATACTGCTGTAGTGCTGGTAGTAAATACTGACATAACTGCTTCGTATACTCACCTTTTGCTTCTGCGTACACTCCAACACCTTCTCCTGTTAAGTCCATTTAGGTGGAATATCTGGATATTGTCTGGAGTTATCATTCCAGTTTAGAACGCGAGGGAATATTCAAAAGGAAATTACTTATTTGAATCCAAGGTGATGATCCTGCTCCAATTGCTCGTAAACATTCTTGTACCATCTTATTTTCTAGCCCATAATGTTCAGTAATTCGCTCAATCAAATAATATGGATTTATACCATCACGTCGGAGTTGCGGAATATCTTGCCAATCCGGAAGATCCTTTTCAAGTGTCGGAGTAATAGAAAGTCCAAGATGTGTGGCAATAGCTATATTTCGTATAGTTCTATATGATTGTTCTGAGCGCATTGTAACAACAGTACATCGTGAAAGAATCGGCGGTGAGAGTTTCCACATTTCACGAACTTCTAATGCGCAAGTAACGTTTGGTGCGGCAGTCTCCAAAATACGACGAAGAAATGCCTGTGCCTCTTGTGTAAGATCATCTGCGCCTTCAATCCAAACAAATAGACGTTCTTTAGAACGTACTTGTTGATGAAGTACTTCACGTCCTTCACGCAAGCTGCGATCTGTTCGCGCATTCCAGCGAAACAATTTCGCTTTTGCAAAAGTGGCTTCTTCTCGTATCCATCGTGTTTTACCTGTTCCAGGTTCGCCGCTAACAAGCAGCGCACCTTTACAAGTGTTTCTAGTCGCCATTCCTATTGAGTTTCACTTAAACAAGTTTAAGTAGCGT